TTAAAAAAGCGGTAATCATGCACTTCTACAAGTTTCACATTGGTGACTACATGAGTCACACACGCCATCTTTCACTCTATGAAGATTTGGCATACAGGCGATTGCTTGACTTCTATTTTCTCCATGAACAACCGATTAAGCATCGGGATGCCGCTAGGCACATTGGCATGAGGGATCACGAGGAGGATGTTTTAACAGTCCTCAACGAATTCTTTTTGTCCACAGAAAATGGGTTTATCAACGTTCGTGCCGACAAAGAAATAGCAGAATTCCGAAAACATCAGGCAGTTTCTGCTTATGGTGCGTTTATCAGGGACAACCCAACATTGAAGAATTTAGTCAATAAAGAAGACTTTATATTTCACTATTTGGCATCGTCCATAGATGTTTATATAGGTACATTAAGGGGTAATGATGTACCCATCAAGAACACATCATCGGGTGACGATGCACCATTAACCACTAACCATAAACCAATAACCAATAACCAAGTAGAGAAGAGAGCAACTAGCGTTGCTTGCCCTCCAGATGTTGACCAACAAATTTGGGATGATTGGAAGCAACTCAGGAAAGCCAAGAAAGCTCCCGTAACAGAAACTGTACTTGATGGTGCGAGAAAAGAATCAATTAAAGCAAATATGTCCTTGAACGACTTTCTTGCAGTTTGGTGTTCTAGGGGTTCTCAAGGTTTGCAAGCTGAGTGGCTAAAGCCCGAGGAAAAGAATCTCAGCAAAACAGGCCAGATGAATCAACGGGTTATTTCTGGTTTAACAAGAGGCTTAATTGGAGGTGGAAATGTCAAACTACTCGGAAACTGATTTCTGTACAGCAGACCAAGGATTAGATTACATCTTTGCGAGAATGATGGCTATCTTTGGAACACCATTTAACCGCCACTTTGACGGCATAGACCCAGAGTTTGTTAGACAAGAGTGGAAAAACCAACTAGGTCGTTTCCTGACATACCGCCCAAGCATGGACTTTGCCATTGCCAAACTAGAGGGTGAGTTTATTCCGAGTGCGATTAAGTTTAGGAATCTGTGCAACCAAGGGCCACATATCCCAACCAAAGAGGTTTTGCAGATCGAGAAGCAATCTACCCAAGCCGACAAGCAAGCGGCACTAGATGCTAAAGAGAAGGCGAAAAAGTGGCTTGAGCGACATAAATGGAATAAAGCATGAAAGTGTTGCCAATAAACAACTTTGAAGTTGAGCCTTGGTTGCTTGAAAAACACTATGCCAAGCGGATGCCACAAATAATGTTTGCGTTTGGGCTTTACAAAGATGACATTCTGGTTGGCGTAGTAACTTATGGGATTCCCGCATCGCCACCACTTTGCATGGGAATCTGTGGAAAGGAATACTCAGACAAAGTTTTGGAGTTAAACCGAGTATGTTTGTTGGACAACCACAAAAACGAAGCATCATTCCTTGTTTCGAACTCAATCAAACTACTTCCGAAACCAATGATTGTGGTTTCATTTGCCGACACAAGCAAAGGTCATATTGGCTATGTTTACCAAGCCACCAATTTTCTTTACACGGGCTTATCAGCAAACAGAATTGATTGGACAATAAAAGGTCAAGAGCATAAACACGCTAAAACTATTGGTGATGGTCTGACATTGGCAGAAATAAAAGAACTTCATGGCGATGACTTTTACTATGTTGAGCGATCTAGGAAACATCGTTACATCATTTTTCACGGGTCAAAGACTGATAAAAAAGTCATGCGATCTAAGCTGAAATACGAAGTTATGCCGTATCCCAAAGGTGATTCTCAGAGATACGACTCTGGAACAACTGTAAAAACCCAACAACTTTTATTTGTATGAATTACTTTGAAGCAATGAGACTTTTGGACAGAGTGAAAGAGGGTGTTCCTTACCCCTTACACCTGATAAACAAAGCATTGGAGCTAACTGGTGACTTGGAGTAGAAGAAACATTCAAGGCGCAAGCGATAGAGTAATCCTTGAGCAAGCCGAGGCAAGAGAGCTGTATCGAAATTGGGAAACATCAAAGAATCGTGACCTAATCAGGGCGAGACTTGAGAGAGCAGAGAGAATCTATGGAACTGGTGCAAGAGATCGCATAAGGGAATATATGAACAGAATCAAAGATGGGACACTGATATGACTTTCATGGTGACTTTTAAATTGGATGCTGACCCTGTTGGCAAACAAAGAGCAAGATACGCTAGGCGGGGAAACTTTGTCCAGACTTACACCCCTGACAAAACTAGAACCTACGAATCTTTAATCAAAGAAGCCGCAACAGAAGCAATGGGAAGTTCCGAACCACTGGAAACGCCTGTAAATCTGTATCTGTATATTCGAGCGCCAATCCCGAAGTCTTACTCAAAAAAGAAAGTGGCAGACTGTTTAAACGGCCTTGAGAAACCAATTAAGAAGCCAGATGCGTCTAATGTGCTGAAAAGCGTAGAAGATGCAATGAATGGAGTTGTTTACATAGATGACACTCAGATCGTAAACATCCATGTAACGAAGGTTTACTCAAGTCAATCAGGAATAGATGTTTGTGTAAAAGAATGCTTGGACTAAGGGTTTATCCCTATTCAAAATATTCCAAAATAGGAATAACATTTAATTTTTAACAGGAGTAAATTATGAATACATGGGAATTTGACACAACAGTAGGTGCGGGTAGCGAAGTCGTAACAGTAGTCTACGAATATGAGCAAGACCTTGATTCAACCTTTAATGAGTCTGTGCGGGAAGTGTGGTTCGAGGGGCGTAACTGTATCGGTTTGCTAAGTGACGAGTCTTTTAAAGAGTTGGAGTGCGAGGCGGCAATGCGCTTTCAGCACCATAAGCTCAACTATAAGACCGAGGATGTATGAAACTAGATGAACTCGAAAAGATGGCGAAACAGACCGCCTCCTTTGGTGTTCATCCAAGTGGTGAATACATTTACTCGTTTTACACCGAGCAACTGCAAGCCTTTGCCAAACTGATTGCGGAGAATGAGCGTGAGCGTATTGCCAAAAAAATAGAACAATTACCATTTGGCGACACAAGTGCCAGTTTTGCTATTTATGTGAGAGAAGATGCGTAAACGCACTAAACGTAAGGTTTGGGCATTGATTGACCCATGTACTCACGCCATCGTGGGTGCTTCAATCACTCACAGAGACAAACTAGACAAGCTCAGAATGATGGAATATTCAGCCCTAGAAGCCATGACCAAGGGACAAGGAACAATCCATGACTGGAGAACCCTTGTCGATGTTCTAAACCTATCCGAAACGATGGCTAGAAACAACATCGGAAAAGATGAGGTTATGCCTGTTTGCCAAAAAGCACAAGACGCATTGCACCAGGCATCCGAACGCTACCAAAAGACAAAGAAAATGGGTTTATCGGGTGAGGGAATCCAAGCGGTAAGGGACTTAATCCAATATGCCGATTTACAACAATCAAGCATTACAAGGTCGGATTTTGAGAAATACATCCAAAAGACCAAAGATTACATTAGATCAAACGGCAACCTAGTAGTTGAAATAACATGAATGAACCCACCAAAGCAATCCAATTCTTGATTGACACTGCGCCACTGTATGCAAAAGCAAAGGCCGACAGAATGTATTTGGAAGAATTCAGAAAATCACGCAAGGCTCAACTGGCAAGCCAAGCGGGAACAGAAGTTCTTGGTAAGCAAGAAACCTTTGCTTATGCTCACGCTGACTACATCGAAATACTCGAAGGAATCAGGGAAGCCGTGGAGAAAGAGGAGCGTTTTCGTTGGCTCATGACTGCGGCACAGGCTCGCATTGAGGTGTGGCGAACAGAGCAATACTCTGCCCGAATCGAACAAAAAGCCACCCAATGAATAACAAACTGAACGCAAAGGAGAGGCTACACCTTGCAAGGGTCAAGTCTTTGCCGTGTTCAGTCTGTGAAGCACCACCACCAAGCGAAGCCCACCATTACAAACAAGGGCTTCAATACACTTGCATTGCATTATGTGTCGATTGCCACCGAAATCCAGTAATGGGATGGCATGGGCAACGTAGGGCTTGGGCTATCAGTAAAATGCTAGAAATTGACGCATTGAATGAGACCATTCGCAGATTGTGCGAGGAAATGCCCACCAAAGGCTCTAAAAGCCCTTTCTAGGCGCTTTTGAGGGCTTGTCCATCCCAACCTACGCAAGACAAGAAAAAACCCTCCTAAGAGGGTCTGAGGGTTTAGCGTTTCCCGCTAAGTATTCGCAGAATTAGAGCGATGCAAGCATAAATCATAGGTCGTTTAAACACGCTGTGTGTATGTAGGTGTTTAAAATCTCTGCTTCTGGGTGATACTTTTTAAGTTCAGCCACCGCATCCTCTAAAGATTCTGAGCTTGTTTCGTCATATTCAGCGTGAACACAATCAGGGTATGGGTAAAACTCAATGAGGAAGGTTCTAAAGGTCATTTTATTATCCATTTTATTCTGTTTCGGAAGTTTTAAACATTAACTCAACGTCTATATAACGACAGAGAATTTCGTGGATTTCATCCTCTTGTTGACCGCAGAAAAACAAACCCGCAGTGTCGCCAGTTGTTACGCCTAAGGCGTCTTGAATGTGTCGGCAAGCCTCATGCAAAGCATTTTCTGCAAGCTCTTTAATATCTTGTTTAGTCATAATTTCACCTTAAGTTGTTTAAACGCTCTGCACTTAGCAAAGTCTGACAAATGAAACTCGTGCAATATTTGGTCGGGGCTTTTTTCTGACCAATAATAAAACCCTCGTTTAGCTCGTTTCTTGTGCGTAAATTGCAAATGGTCGAGATCACAAATGCGCTCGTCAAATGATCTGGGCTTGAAGCCACTTGGAGGTTTTCTCATGCTGACACCTCGCTTTTTACTTTAAAAGTCGCATAAAACCAGTTGCAATGTTGCCCACCATATCGAATGGAGTCGTGCCGCATGTGCATGGGCGGTTTATCAGTACCAAGCGGGAAGTAATAACTGTCTACATTATCAAAACCCAACTTGTCCAATGCTTTGCAAAGCTCCCCAAATTTGCCCCTAGCAACAGCAACACAGAGTTGACCAGAGCCACCACTTTGACCAGTTTCGCAGTCAAGGGCAGTTAATGCGCCATACACTTGAAAGCGCACGATTTCAGGTAAGTCATAAAATGAAGTCATGCTGACACCTCGTCATAAATAGCCCATTGAGCCGTGTCGTATCCGTCTAAGTCAGGGATTGCATTAGAGATGATCGCCTCGATAAACTTAGAAGCCAGAGAGTCCTCAAATTCTGGATGCTCGCAAGATTGATAGCGCAAGCACTGAGCCGCTTTGATCGCTTGAATAGCCGTGAGAATGGGTGCGCCTCGGTCGTAATCTATTTGTGTGGTTTCGCTCTCGCCATAGCGATAGTTGACGCTTTTCACGTTTTCTTCAAAAAGAATCTGCGCCACCGCTTGCTCATTGCCGAAAGCGTTTAAACGCATTACTGTTGCGCCATAAGAAACGCCCACCTTATGCCTTGAGGCATACCGAACCAGAGCGTTGATGTGTGAATCGGAAACAATAAAAGCTGACATTTTGAACACCTATTAAATGATGCGACATTGCACCGAATAGACCCAACCCGTGAGCCTACCCGTTGGAATTTCACTTAACCAATATATCGAAATAAGCCATCAAACCCACACAGAGGGCAAGCCCCAACCCGATACAAGTCAACAAGTCGTAAATTATGTTTTTCATGGTGATACCTTATAAACGTCAATCATCGTATCTGGGTGAACCCATCGTTGCTTGGATTCGGGCGCATTTTTATGGCACAAATAGACTGTGTTTTCTGATCTCTCTCGCCATGCTGATCCCACCTCATCGTAAAGCGTTGAGCCTTTTTTAAATGTGAATTTCCAATCATTAGGGATTGATCCATTCATCTCAAGGTCGGCAAGGTCAGTGATAGCCATTGAGCAGACTAAATATTTCCAAGTATAAGTTTGCATGATGTTTAAACGCTCTCAGTGAATCTTGTCGCCAAAATAAGAACGATCAGACTCCCCCATAAACCTGAAAAACAGATCAGGGAAAGCCTCCTCAATTCTGGTCTTATTTGTTTTATCTGCCTTTTGCCAAGCCTCTGCCATAGACCCCGCAAAGCCACCGCCACTCTCACGCATAGTCTTTGCCGCATTGTGTAGAGCATTCCATCGGCAAGCCTGAACCATATTTTCAAAATCGAATGTCATTTTTAACGCCTTTCAAATAATGCAACAGTGCATCCAAAGCCACTCTGTCACAGTGGCTCAAGAGAAACTGTTTAAACGCTCTCACCAAGCCACTCGGCTCTCTGCTCTGTCAGTTGATCGAATATTGCTTGGCGTGTGCCTTTGTAGCCCTCTGCCTTGAGGATTGCATAAGCACTGCGACCGCCTTTTTTCATGCCTAACATTTCAAGCCTTAGAGCTTGGCGCAAGGTGAGGATTCGCATTTGTGCAATGTGATCTGGGTTAGTGATTGCTGACATAATTTAAGCCTTTCGATATAGTGCAACAGCGCACAGAAAAGCCCTTTCGAGCTTCCCTCTAAGCTGTTTAAACGCTTTGCATTTCCCCATGATCTGGGCAATGAGGCGCACCCATTTCATTGATCCACTTACCCGCAACCCTAACTGTGTAACCACAATCACGGCAAACACATTTCAACATTCTGGTTGATTGTTTCTTTTGAGCATTTGAAGGGATCAAGTCAGCATGAGGATAAATGCCAAGCCTTTCCAAAACAGGTGAAGCCCAGAGCTTGAATTTCTCACCCGCAACTGTGGCGGTCATTTTGCCCTCTAAGCCGATTGCCAAGGCAGTGCGTTTAAACAGTTTTCCGTGTCCATCGTTAGGGTGACAAGCATGGACAAGCTCATGCGCCAAGATATCCAGAACCCGCATCGAATCGCTGATTGTGGGAGAGATAAAAATCTCCGCATGGCTATCGGCTGATGCTCTGGCTGACCAACATTCGCCAATTCTGCGATTCTTATTAGAAAGGGCAGATTTTGAGGGAAAGCCGCAACTTGAGCGCACTTCTAAGGGTAGGTCTACCCCATTGGCTTTAAAGAGGCTTCTAAGCTCTGTGGTTGCGTTTGCGAGCCATTGTTCTCTGGTATTAGTCATAATCATTCACGCCTTTTATAAAATGTTGATAGAAAGAGAGAGCCTAAAAATCTACCCTCTCACATATATAGCATAACAGAATCGTGCCAACTCTCGTAACTTGTTGATTCTATTGACCCCTCCAAAACCCTATCAGTAGAAACCCTGAGAACATAGGTATACAATTATTTAAATTTATTAAATTGTGAGGAAAACATGGGAAGACCCTCAAAACCTAATACCCGATATTTTCAAAGAACATTGTCAGACCCTCAAAGGATGGTCTTGCTATCAGCGGGAAAGGGCAATTTATGTAGAGGGTTTGAGAACGTATTGGATTTATACAGTCACGCCCACAATCTAGGTTTTCGCCCAGATATGGAATTGAGTTTTTTAAATATAGGTCTCGCAACAACAGATAGCCCCAACTTAGAGAGGTCAACAGTTAAGGTAGGGTAAACACTAATAGAAGGATAGATAAGGGTTAACACTTAGAAAGATAAGACTACCCAAAATGGTGCATCGCCCTCTTTCACACTTTATGCAAAAAACGCATAACCTTTAAATGCGAACGATTCTCATTTGGAGGAACTGGATAGAAACACAGTAAGGTAAACCCTATGCTGTACATAGAGACAGTACTGTAAAAATAGACGGTAGTAGAAACCCTAGGTGTAGAGAATGTATGGGGGGGGAGGGGGTAGGTTGTGTTGGTAGATATTTGTGGTACATCCCCTATACCGAAAAAGCTAAATTGACAATTCCAAGGAGAACCAATGGAACAATTGAAAAGAGGAAGAGGAAGACCCAAGGGAAGCGTCAAGATGACCATACAGAGGTTTGCTGACAATCCTCCCTTAGTACTGCCTAAGACAGACCACCAGAGGCTCAAGGAGCTTAAGGAGTTGATGATTAGGAGTGGGGGTAAGGATGTTGCTCAGAAGGTGATAGAGATAGCCCTTAATGATGACCATCCCCATCAATTAGTAGCTTTAAAGATGTGTTTAGATAGGACTCTTCCTGTTTCTTTGTTTGAAAAGGATAAGTCTCAGAGAAGTGCCGTAACCATCAATATCACTGGTTTAGGTGAACCGACTACAATAGAGGCTAATACGGCTGAAGATGTGGAGGCGAAATATGAGTAGAGCATCAGAACGTGCCAAGGCAAAAGAACTTGGTGAGCGTTTTTACTTTACTGGTAGACCCTGTAAGCATGGGCATATTTCAAAGCGTTACACAGATAAAGGCACTTGTTGCGAGTGCATGGCTGTTGATTTCGAGGCTAAGAAAGAATCAAGACTTAGCCAAATGAGGTCAAACTATGAGGCAAAGAAGCCAATCTATGCTCAGAGGATGGTTTCTTGGAGATCAAACAATAAGCACAAGCAAGCCGTATATTCGTCTAAGAAGCGGTCTGAAATCCTATTGCGAACTCCCAAATGGCTAGATTCAGATGCTTTTGCCAAGATAGAAGAGTACTACTACACCGCCAATATGCTTGGGATGCACACTGGTGAGCAATACCATGTTGACCATATTGTTCCGCTAAGAGGTAAGTTTGTAAGCGGCTTAAATGTGCCGTGGAACTTACAAATCCTTACAAAGACAGACAACCTAAGAAAGAAAAACAAGTTCTATGGCTGATCTTAATTTCCAACTATTACCTTGGCAGCAGATTGTTTTTAAAGACCCCGCCCGATTCAAAGTGGTTGCCGCAGGTCGTAGATGTGGAAAGTCTCGATTAGCCGCTACAACCCTGTTAATTGAAGGATTGCGCTGCCCTCCTGGTTCGGCTGTACTCTATGTTTCGCCAACAATGGGACAGTCCCGTCAAATCGTCTGGGACTTATTGCTAGACCTTGGCAGAGAGGTGATTCAGAGCAGTCATGTGAACAACCTAGACATTACCTTGATAAACGGGGCTAGGATATACGTTCGTGGTGCGGATAGACCCGATACCCTTCGTGGAGTCTCATTAACCTATGCCGTTCTGGACGAGGTTGCCGACATTAAACCCGAAGCATGGGAACAGGTCATCAGGGCCAGTTTGTCTGATAAACGAGGGAGAGCGCTCTTTATTGGCACTCCAAAGGGACGCAACTGGTTCTACGATACCTTTAAGTTGGGTGAGTCAGAAGATGATCCTGATTGGAAGTCATGGCACTTCACGACCGCTGATAACCCTTTGATTGACCAAAAAGAGATAGAAAGTGCTAAAAAGACCCTGAGTACCTTTGCTTTTAAACAAGAATACATGGCTTCGTTTACCAATGCGGGTTCTGACATCTTCAAGGAAGAGTGGATTAAATACGGGGTTAAGCCTGAACATGGAAGCTATTACATCGCTGTTGACCTTGCAGGGTTTGAGGAAGTTGCCAAACAAGCAGCCAATTCTAAGAAGCGTCTGGATGAGTCTGCTATCTCAATCGTTAAGGTTACAGAGGATGGGAAGTGGTTTGTTGAGAAGATTGAGCATGGACGTTGGGACATCCGAGAGACCGCCTCTAAGATTCTGATAGCCATTAGAGACTACCGACCCCTTAGTGTTGGGATAGAGAGGGGGGCGCTAAAGAACGCTGTTTTGCCCTATCTAAGCGACCTTATGCGAAAGAACAACACCTATGCCCACATCGTAGATTTGACTCATGGGAATAGAAAAAAAGCGGACAGAATCATCTGGGCTTTACAAGGTAGGTTCGAGCATG